CGTGACGCTCGGGCGCGCCTTCGTCGAGCGCGGCCACGTCGCGCTCGCCAACGAGAACGCGCGAGGGGACCTCACGGGCCAGAAGCTCAACGACTATCTTTCCCTTCCTGAGGGAATCGACGTGGGCTCCCAGTACGTGCCGTGCCATCGCGAGGTCATCGGCTACATGGGAAAGACCGCCGACCGCGCACCCAAAATCGTCATTCTCTCGACGGCTAACCTCGCCGCCGACCCCGGGACAATCACGAGCCCTAACCTCAACGTCGCGGACGGGCAGGACGCCGACGGCCTTCCCACCGGCTGCAACGTCTACTGGATTCACGCCGCCGAGATGAGGCAGTTCATGGCGGAGATGCAGGACAAGAGCTGGGTAGCCCAGTGCATCCTCTCCATCTACCTCTTCCCGGGACCGCTCCTCTCGGCGGGGCCCGAGGTCAAGCTCTTCGGCGGCGACTTCACCATGCATTTCCTCGGCGAGACCGAGACCTTCGACGCCTACTCCGAGATGTACGCGCAGACGACCGACGTCATCGGCAAGCTAGACACCGGGCTCGGTGACTACGCCGACCTCGCCAAGCTACACGCGTACCCCTACTCCGTGATAGAGGCGACGACGCTCACGGGAAACCCCGTCTATCTCAAGCCCCAGCTCGTGAACGGCAACACGCTCGACTGGTACTGGCTCGGCGCCGCCCTCATGCCGTTTGCGCGTGCCTGCTTCTTCGCGCGCAACTACGGCACGCCCTACGCGATGCCCGACGTCGAGTACAGCTTCTTCGGCATAGACGGCAACGAGCACATGGGCCTCATCCCCGCGGGCGACTTCATGGACAGCGCCGTATGGGTCCTCGACTTCCCGCAGTTCGCCATTGTCAACAACAACTACATCACGTACCTCGCGAGCACCGCGAACACGCGCGCCTACCAGTACGAGAGCGCGGGATGGATGCTCGACCGCTCGAACGCGAGCGCCGAGATGGCGTACGCCAACGCGAGCCTTCAAGCGGGAAACACCGAGCTCAACGCCGACGTCATGAGGTCCGCGCTCGAGGAGAACGCCGGGCGCTCGCGCGACCTCGGATTCATCAACACGCTCGCCGGTCTCGCAGGAAACGCGGTCACGGGAAACGTGCCCGGGGCCTTCGTCGGTGCCGTGAGCGGCTCATTCGGCAGTAACATGAACTATGAGAACGCAATGAACATGGCGGCGGCAAGCTATGCGACCTTCATGAACACGGCGAGCACGGCACGAGACGTCGCCGGGAACAACCAGCGGCTTGCGCGCTACGTCAATCAGGGCGACTACCAGAACCGTGTGGCCGGCATCGACGCCACGGTGCAGGACGCGGCGCTGCGCCCGCCCTCGACCGTGGGACAGATGGGCGGAAACGGATTCAACTGGAAGAACGGTCTCGGCATCATCCAGCTCACGTGGAAGACGATATCCGGCGCCGCGCTCGCCGCGGCGGGTGACTACTTCCGCCGCTACGGCTATGCCGTGCGCAGGTGGCTCCCCTTGGGCGAGGTCTCGTCCATGCTCTGCATGAGTCACTTCGCGTACTGGAAGGTGCTCGAGACGACCGTCACCGCGGCCCATGCCAACGAGTCGGAGCGACAGACAATCAGAGGCGTCTTCGAGAAGGGCGTGACGCTGTGGGCCACGCCCGAGGACATAGGCACCACCACGCTCGCGGAGAACCACCCGATTGCCGGATTCTCGTACTAGGAGGACTCAATGGGACACAAGGCCAACCGAGACTGCTTCATCCCGCCCTCGCTCGCCTGCTACGGCAACCGATGGCTTCGCAAGTATCAGGCTTCGCTCACGACGCTTCGCACCTACGACTCGTGGTGGCAGCTCTTCTACACCGCAGCCGTCACGAGCTTCGAGTGGGAGGGACTGCCCGACTGCATCGACGCGCGCTATCTCGAGACGGTTCTCTTCTTCAACGGCACGGTCGCGCTCACGCGCACCTCGCCCAAGCCCAACGCGCTCATTCCCTACGTCGTGGCGCCCTACTCGAGCGAGGGAAAGCTGGATTGCTACAACAACCCGAACAAGGTGCGCCTGCTCACGGCGAACGGCCAGAAGTTCACGCGCTATGCGAACTACTGGCTTCGCCGCACCGGCAACCAGCACGGCACCAAGACCCGCGTCATGGTGCCGAACGCCTGCGTGTGCTGGGACTCGGTGGTCCGCTGGCCGCTCTACAACACCATCGACCTCGCGTGCCGACGGCTCGCCGAGTTCGACGTCACCATCGACCAGCACGTCCGTGCCGAGCGCGTCCCCTACATCTTCACGGTCCCCGAGGAGGGGCGCGCCAACGCCGAGGAGATGTTCAACAAGATTGAGAAGGGCGACCCCGCGATGTACTTCTCCCCGGCGGGCACCCAGATTGTGACGTCCACGGTCCTTAACACGGGCATCGACTACATCGGGGACAAGCTCCTGAACGACGAGCTCAAGCTCGTCTCGCAGACCTACACGCTGCTCGGCATCGACAACAACGCGGCCGCGGAGAAGAAGGAGCGCGTGCAGACAGCCGAGACGGTCGCGAACAACGAGCAGTTCCTCATGCAGCGTCGTGCGCGCCTGCGAGCCCGGGAGGAGTTCTGCGAGGACCTGCGCCGCGTCTTCGGCCTCGACGCCCACGTCCGCTGGGCCGTGCCTCACGTGTGGGAGGACGGACAGGACATGCAGCACAAGCCGGCGCTGGAGACGTCCGCCGCGAGCGCGAAGTACGGCACGAGCCGAGGGCTCTTCTTCGGCTCCAACACGGAGGGAGACCCCGATGGTAACGCTCTTCGATAACGACTACACCGAGCTGCAGCAGCACCGCTACACGCTCGCCGAGATTCACGAGGCCTTCGGTCTCGACCTCGGTCTCAGGGACTACCCCATATTCGACGAGTCGTACCGCGAGACCCTCAACACGAGGATATACGAGCACTTCCGGTATCGCAGAATCGCGGCCCAGACCCCACAGCTCTTCGTGTACTACCTCAATCGCCACATGAACGAGCGCATGCCCGCCTACAACGAGATTTACAAGCGTCTCGCGCGCGAGGACTTCGACCCGTACCTCACGAGCGAGCGCACGGACGAGGGCACGAACCGCACCGACACGACCTCCGAGGCCAACAACGTGTCGACCTCCGAGGCCAAGGCCGAGGCGACGGCGCTCTCGCGCAACATCACCTCGCAGACGCCCGCCTCCTTCATGGACGACCCGAACGACCCCAAGTACATGAGCAACCTCGTGCAGGGCACCTCGGAGTCGACGAGCGACAACCGGGGCTCCACGACGTCTGCCGACACCGCCGAGGGCAACGTCGCGGGCGAGTTCGAGACCACGAGCAAGGGCCGCTCGGGGTACCTCGGAGACGCGATACTCTCGTCGCTCGCCACTGGTTTTCTCAACACGGACCTCATGGTTTGCGATATGCTGGAACCGCTATTCATGCAGGTGTGGGATGACCAGCCGCTCTAAGGAGGAACCATGGCGCTCTACCCCATGAAGAACCGCTCGACGGAAGACCCCCAGAACCTCATCCCGGACATGCCCGGCTACTCCGCGTGGCGCGACAAGCCCTTCGAGGGCATGAGGACGGAGCAGGACCAGATTTGGTGGCTCTACGCCCACATCTGCGAGCTTCTCTACCTCGAGCAGAAGGTCGAGGACCTCACCGCCCGCGTCGAGGCGCTCGAAAAGTGGCGCGAGACGGTCGACGCCCGCCTCATCGAGAACGAGGGCGACATTGCCAAGATTCTCGCGATGCTGTGCGCCCTCGCCCAGAACGCGCTCGTGTACGACGTCACGCGCGGCGTCTACGCTCCCTCCATGCCGACGGCCCGTCGCGAGTTCCAAGAGACGAACGTCTGCGGCCTCACGGTCGAGGAGGCGGCTACCGTCACCGTGGCCGAGCTCTCCATGCACACGTGCCGCGAGGTGGCCTGCGTGGGCCGCGTGACCGTGCTCGGGCTCGGGCCCGACTACGGCCACATTGCCGAGCAGCGCGGGTACTCGTGTGCCCGATTCAACCCCGACGAGTACGTCAAGAAGAGCGACCTCACCCTCATCGACACCGACAACCTCGCCGAGCACGTCATCATGGGCGTGCTCGAGAAGGACGCGGCCTCCGACTACGTCGACCCGGCGCCCTACCTGCGCCCCATGCTCACCGAGGACCTCGCGGGTGCCTTCGTGCGCTCCGACACCGTCGTCGTCGTTCCCGAGTAAAAGGAGAAGAACATGGCCTACCCGACCGTGCCCGACCTACAGCCGTTCGCCGGCAACGTGACGCCCGACCTTCGTGCCGACGGGCCCTACGACGCCACGCTCACGCAGATTGAGAACTACCTCAAGCAGCTCGGCGCCTACGTCGACGCCCAGATTGCCGAGGTGCGCGGAGAGATTCCCTCCTCCACCGACTTCGCAACCTCCGAGCAGCTTGAGGGGGTCAAGCAGAGCGCGAGCGCCGCCGCGA